ACTGTTGCATCTGTTCCAAGTGTTCCAGCATTTGTTGTAGATTGTTGTCCTCCAGCATCAGATTTTATTCTCAAAGGGTGTCCAACATTTGAGCTATGAGATTGATTGAAAATATAAGTTGACCCACGCTTCATTGTTATTACAGGATTATTGACACCATTTATTAAAAAGATATTTATACCCCCTACGTTTGCCACAGTGACTGTATAGGTTACAGATTCAGCATCTGCTGGGTCTGCAATCGTTGTTGTCGTAGTTGAGCTTGTAGTTGTCACTGGAAAATTAATATTATCAAGGTATCTAGCAAGTGTCCTTATTCTAGTAACAGTACAGCCTGTCAGATCATTTCCTGTTGTAACTTGATTTACATTCAACAAGATAGCTGTAATAGTCCCAAAAGCATTACTAACTGTGAGGGTAGGTCTAGGAATCTGCCCACGTTGATAAGCAAACCCCTCTGCTGTAATCGGTAGTTTGATATAAGTATTACCAGCCCAGACAATATCTCCATTATTATTTAAACTTGTTCCATTATGAAATCTGTACGTTTGTGCAGAACCATGTAAAGCAACTGTTGTCTCTAAAGTAAAAAGCTCAATAATCGCAGACGGATTTATTTTTTGTAAATCTGTAATTATTGGGGCAGTACTCATGGCTCAAACACCTCTCTAAAAGTTGCTGTAATAGTTGCCCTGTTGTTGTATGGAATACTTTTTGACCAATTTTCACAGACAAATTTCTTTTCGGATTCTCCTTGAGGGGTATATTCAAAACTATCTTGATCATTTGCTCTAGCATCTAAAAAAGTTTCGATTGTATCAGCATCAGTTTCAGAAACATTAAAAGTAAAATTATAAACTTTTGGATTTTGATTTTGTGCAAGACCAAAGACAATTCTTTGCTCAAACCCATCTGCAAATCTTACAACTCTATTGATCGGAGCATTACTTTTTCTTGTTCCGTAGGTCGGTTTGATGTCGGGAAAGGTAGCCACTATGCTAATAATCCCCCTGCTCTTTTTTGTTGTATTATCTCAGATTGTACGGCAACCGCAATAAGCCTTCCAAGTTCTCTACCTTCTTGCTCTCCTCCCTGTGCATCAACACCTCCCTCCATACTTACGTTTACAACAATATTATTTGTCATACTACCACCACTGATCTTGTCATTTGGAATAATAGTACCAGCAGTTGATGGGACAAATATTTCTGGGCCTCTTTCTCCAACTATTGATGGTCTGCCTACTGGCGGTCTGCCTCCTGTTGCAAAGCTAGGTAATTTTGCAAAAGGGCCACCAAAAATTGAGCCAAGAAGTGTATTTATACCAAGTCTTAAAAGCTGTGATGAAATATCGTTTAAAATACCTCTTGCCGCTTCGCCAAGCGATTTTGTACCTTGTATTGCCCCAACTAAAGCATCAGAAACACCTGTTGCAATACTGTCTCCTATTTGTTCAAAAGCAGTTTTAATGCCTTTTGTGCTTTCTACTATTGCATCAGTTTTGGTATTAGTTTCACCAAGAATATTATTTATTTCTTTATTTTTTTGTGCTGTTTCAACCAAAGTGTTTCTTTTTTCTTCATTAGCTGTAAATTCTGTTTGTCTTAATTTTTCTCTTTCAATATTTTGATCTTTTAAAATTTTAAGTTGCTCTTTAAAAAATTTATTTTCCTCTTTGCTTGCAAATAAACTTGCACCTCTAAAGTTTTCATTGCCAAACTTTTGCTGAGTAAGTTTTATTGCATCTTCTCTGGCTTTACTTTCTGCACCTAACACACCTCCAAGTCCAATCTTTCCTATATTTTGAAATCTTTTAAAAACATTATCGATTGCTTGAACAGTTTTTGTGGCTATATCAAGAATAGTTTTAAATGCTGGCCCTAAAACTTCTCCAAGTGTTCTTGCTAAATTTTGTACAGAATCAACTAAAGTCGATAACTTACCATTTAGTGTTGTTGCCTGTGCAGTTGCACCGCCAAAAAAAGCACCACCTTCATTTGTTAGGTTTATAAGTGCCTGATTAACAAGGTCAGCACCTATCTTGCCCTGTCTCTGTGCTTTTTCAAATGCTTCACCTTGCAAACCTGTGATATTTTTTAATTCAGTTGTAATATCAACTCCTCTTTCTAATAACTGTAAATTTTCTTCCTGTTGTAATTTACCTTTTGCTCTTATCTGTCCAAAGGCTGTTGCAATGCCTTGTAAATCAGCACCAGTAGCACCAGCTACATTTGCTAGACGTTTTGTTGTATCTACAAGTTCATCTGTTTGAAATCCAAATGCTTTCAATCTTTTTGTTTGCTCTATAAGCTCACTACTTGTAAATGGTGTTACAGAACCAAATGCCTGTAATTCTTTGATAATAGTGTTTGTTTTTGTTAGTGAACCAGTTAAAACTTCTAAGCTTTTTCTTTGTGTTTCAAGTTCAGCAGATTGAATAAAAACAAATCTTGTCGCAGCAATCAAAGCAAGTGCTTTTAATAGAGGGCCAAGTGTACCTGTAAGAGTTCTTACACCTCCAGCCGCACTTTTAGCAGCCCTTCCTTTATTACGCAAAGCTGTGTTTGATCTTTGTAGCCTTCCTTTAAGTCTATCTGTGCTTTTACTTAATGCTTTTGTCTGTTCG